GTCTAGATCCACTTTTTCATCTGTGGAGAGCTTAGAATCATCTCCCAAAACGCCCAATTTATACTGCCCCGGCCTCACACCATAAGCCCACTCGTGCAGGCACCAATTTAGCAAAGTGTTAAACTGGGAAGTGCACAAGTCCCCTGATAACCTACACATGGTTTGAACCTTGATAGAGCGGTCAGTCGAAACCATAGTCTTCTTCAGCCAATTGGCAATAAGCCAGTCCGCCAAGGGGTGACCGTGAACTTTCTTCTGCAGATAGTACAACTCAATGGCCTGGAATGTATCATGCATGCTGCCATCCCAACTGCTAACATCACTCTCAAAGTGGTAAGCGTAGCTCTCCATCTGCTCACAGCAAGAGCCCATTGCATCTGGGGTAACGCCAGAGCTATAAAAAACATCGCCTTGTTGGTCCCAATAGGACTTCAACGACTTGGACACTTGCTTAAACAAATAAGAGAACTTGCAGATGACATTGTCTGATCGAGTGCAGATCATCCTGGACTTGGGATCTTCCTTAAAATAAGGCTCCGACTTGACAAACATCACACTAACGTTGTCTTTGTCGGTCAGGGGTTCATTCCTCTTGGATAACAAGTCCTTAGCCCGCTTAGTGCCATAGGTGCTGAAGAAGTGGAGATCTTCTCCTTCCGCCACATAAGTCACCTCGGGCAGCCTATCAATCATCTTTTTCGCATGTGCCAAGAATTCTGCAGCTGGCCCCGGTTGAACGTCCCTATCAAACACCATGCGGTGACGAACAGCTTCGTAAAGGTTCCTGTTGTCATTCATTGGTATTTCGCAAGGAACATCTATAGTCCCGCCATATACGTTAAGGTAAGCCTCCTTTTGTTCAGGATGAGGAACGGGGTCTGCTCTCAAAGTCGACATGCCCCAAACATCAGGCATCTCACGATTAGATCCTGAGTACTTGGCCAGAGAAACTTTGTCGCATGGCATTATCCTGACTGATCCAGCAGTCGGCCCACCAATTTTCTTGGCAACTTGCTCAATGGCTTCCTTCCTATACCCAGCTACACTCTTCCACTGATTAGTGGCGCTCCAATAACCATAAAGCGCCCAACCAATCGGATTCGTAGCGCACAGCGCCTTCTGCACGCACTGCTTAACCTTGACATACTTACGTTGGAATTGATATTCATCTTCAATGTCTTGGCTAGTGTAGCCGGATCCTGAGGCCTTAGCAGTCAAAACTGCCATGGACGTATGCTTCCAGTTATTTGCTCGCTCATCATAGAACCTGCGTACTTCTGCCCAGTAAGCCTAACTGGTCAGGACTTTCGCTACCAGCGAGTCAAGCTGAGGAAATGGATCAGAGTGACGTTTATACTGGGTGACAACCAAGTTGTGGAGCCGAACCATATCAACACCCTTAGCATCGGCCATACGTGGGATCATGTCCAATGCAGCTGTTTCTACCCGCGCATCCCCGACGACGCCCAGAACTCTGCCAAGGTACTCCTTCGGTACTGGTAAAAAGGACCTCCTAGGGTGAACATCAGGTTGGTTTCCTTCAACTATCAGGAAAGTGAGACAATTGCTAGCGCGAGAAACTTTTCCGGTGCCATCCCAGATCTTAAACGTGCCAACTACGTCACGCGTCCAAATCGGGGTGTATGCATCTGTCAAGAAAGACACCCCACGGCAATCGATTTGGACGTGATCCCCGTAGCACTTGTACTCACACTTTTTCTTCATGTAGTTGTACAACAAGGCGTTCGGGTTGACTTCCATTCTCTCCTCCGGTGCCAACAAATCAGAGAAAGGTCCATCATAATCCGGGCGGTAAGGGGCTTGTGGTCCCATGGGCTCATCATAGACCACCTCCGTGAGATCAGGGAGCATAGGGACCGGCTCCCCATCCCCATCTAGTGCCCCCTGGGCTGGGGCACCAATATAACCTTGCTCCTTTTTTTCCTCCGATTCATCTGCAGGGACCTCAGGTCCAACTTCCCACGCATCACCATCGTCCTCACTAGTATGGTGTGACCAACCAGAACCCTCTTGGTAAGGTTCTATGTTGTTCAACACCCAATCGCGAGCGTATTCCTCAGAAACATAGTGATCACTGGTGTACAGAGTCGTAGCGACTCCACGAGCAGTCTCCATAGTGTAAGAATTGTTGACTAGACAAATTCGGCGAGCCAAATCTTCGACTCTCTCGTTTAGATTCCTGGAAGCATTCCGAAACTCGGAATGATACCGATCTCTAGCATCCTGGAAACTGAGCAAAAGATTGTCTACTCTAATACTACGCCAAGCTAGTTCCCTAGCAACAGTCTCATCCAACAAAGGCCGATCGTCCATGATTACACCAACCATTTCCAACACTGTCTCGCGAATCCCAGCTGCTTGAATCGGATTAACCTGATCCAACTGCTCTTCTATATGGTCACGGACTGGTGAAGCTGAGCCAAACACGACTGGTTGGCTCAAATCTCTCCCTCCTCCCATATCAAAGATCTCAGTAACCACATCCCCGCGCAGCTTCAACCCTGGTAGAGCAGGGTCATAGGTACAATGGGGACACTTCCTACTGCCTGTCCCGTAGACCCAAGTTTGCAAGCACTTAAAATGCATAGGCTTGCTACAGGTCTGCCGGGCGCAACGCAGTATAGGCTCAGAGATCGTTGCCTCTTCAAAGCAAATTAGGCAGCGTAAGGACTCATCGCCGGATTTGGACTCTGAGTCCGTCTTGACTTCAACGTCATCCTTGGTCTCAGAATCTGTGACGGAAGTAGATGAGAAGGGATCAGTGTCGGGTTTCGACTCCATCACGCGCCGGTATTGGGCATTCCGACGTTACTCCTTTGTTACCTTCTTATTCTTCTTCCGGGCCTTTCCCGATTGAGCTAAATCGGGTCGCGACCTACCTTTGCCCTTCTTCTGTCGCGATTTTTTGTCAACTCTCTTGGCTTGACTACCAGTTGACTCCCTCACATACTCAATTTTCTCGTCAAGTTCTTTCGTGTCTGTGGTAGACTCGGTGTTGGTTTGGGGGCCGCCAGTGGCCGCTTCGCCCCCATTCGCTGCAACAGCAGCAGGACTTGTAATCGCCCTATTACGTTGTGTCCTCACAAAGGAGTAAGAGGACAGAGAATTTTCGGCAACGCCGCGTGCGCTGGGTAGCAACGCACGACCGGCCGCTCCAACCGGATGCCCGCTAGCATTTCCCGTTGCCGGGAGCTCTGCGGGGCCTAATCG